GACCAATCGGTCCGGAAGGAGCAGTGAAGATGAATCACCGCGCACCCCGGATCGTGTCGATCCGTAGCGACGTCGTCGCCTCCATCTTGCACTTCGTGCTTGAGGAGGAGATGTCGTGGACGGAGTCCCTGGACATCCACCGAATCTCCTTGACGGAGTTGGTGGACGACTTCAGGGACGCCGGCCTGATCGAGGGCTACACGCCCTTGGTCACGCAGCTGTGCCAGAAGCTGTCCAACTACGCCTACTTCTTCCCGCAAGGGGAGGAGAGCATGTTGGAGCTCCTGGACACGTTCCGCTTCCACAAGGCCCTCATCGAGGGCCGAGAGGTTGCGGACGGCAGGTTGTAGCACTGCAGAGTCAGACGACAGGGCTAAGGATTCCCTACCCCCCTAGAAAGGAGGCGGGATGAAAAGCCTGACGTCACTCTGGTCCTGCACGGCAAATGAACTAGCCGTGCGATGTTGCACTAGCGCCACTCTCGACATAAAAACTGTCGAGAGCCGGTATGAACACGAGGGGTTATGGTTTTTAGCCGTAACCCTGGCGGACCTTGGGAAAGCCATCCAAAAATGGCTCGACCAAGGTTTCGTCGGTCCTGCGTCCGATGCTCCCAAATTCAAATGGGACCACCGGAGAAGTCGCCCCCGATTCCTCGGAGGGTTCTTTGACCGTGTGTTCACACCAGGTAGTGGTATACTCCTGGATGATCCAGACATTGAGGCAATCTATGCCTTGCGTCAGCTAACGCTGATGTTCGGTAAGATCGCGCTTCCTCCGAGCCGAGAGGCTCGAACTCGGGTGGTAACACCTGAGCGGGAGGCACGAGCAATGTCTGGTTTTGTTCAGTGTGAGCAGGATGTCAAGGACGCGGATGCACGCCTGGATCCTCTTTATATGGAGGATTTTAAGCGCGTCTCTGCGTTGCTTTTCGGAGAGGTCTTTACCAAAATGGACAGAGATGTCCAGTTTGGGAGACTTATCCCGAAGCACGGCCCAGGCGCTGTCGCTGACCGCTTATCCAGTAATGGAAAGTGGAATCAGCGAACCTGGACCGCTCGTCTTCAGCGGTTAATTCCCGCTGAGGAGTTCCTTGTTGCTAACCAAAAGCCCGAAAGGGTTATGGAGTTGCGTAAGGAGCTTGACATCCTCGAACCCGGTGCGGAGATGCCCGTGAGGGTCATCACCGTTCCTAAGACGATCAAGACACCCCGAATAATCGCGATTGAGCCAACTGCCATGCAATATGTGCAGCAAGCTCTTTTGCGGTCATTCTTGAGCGCTGTTAAAGAGGATGACTTCCTCTACAACGCTGTAGGAACAGACGATCAGGAACCCAACAGGGTTCTTTGTCGTGAAGGCTCCCTCAGCGGGGACCTTGCTACACTCGATTTGAGTGAAGCTTCCGATCGTGTCTCGAATCAGCATGTACTCGCTCTGCTTGAGGATTGGCCTCTTTTGTCTGAGGCCGTCCAATCTTGCAGGACGAGGAAGGCTGACGTATCTGGCCACGGAGTGATCCGTTTGGCCAAGTACGCGTCTATGGGTTCAGCTCTCACCTTTCCCGTTGAGATGATGGTCTTCCTGACCGTTATCTTCTTAGGGATAGAGAGAGAGCTGGGTAGCCCACTGACCCCGGAGCTCGTTAAGAGCTACCAGGGTCGGGTGCGTGTCTTTGGGGACGACTTAATTGTCCCCCGAGACAACGTGCTGTCTGTGTGTGACGAACTCATGGCTTTCGGCCATGTAGTTAACGTCGATAAGTCTTTCTGGACCGGAAGGTTCAGAGAGTCTTGTGGTAGGGAGTATTATGACGGCGAGGACGTAACTATTGTCCGCGTGCGCCAGGTGCTACCACCCACACAGCAGTACGCTAATGGAGTGATCGCAACCGTTGCCTTCAGAAACCAGGCCTATTGGTCTGGACTGTGGAAGACGGCTGCTTGGTTGGATGACTACCTAAGGAAGATCCTGAAAGGGAAATTCCCCAATGTGGCTCCAACATCACCCGTGCTGGGCAGGGAATCAGCTCTTGGGTACGAATACCATAAGCTGGATCCATTCCTTCACAGCCCCTTAGTCAGGGGCTATTATGTGAAGGCCCAACTTCCTGAAGATAATCTTCAGGGAGAGGGTGCCCTTCTCAAGTGCCTCATACGCGAAGCGGAACCTTGGCCTTATTGCTTGGCCGAGAAACCGATAAGCGTATTCAGCGTTGCTAGCGCTGATAACGAGCACTTGGAGCGTACTGGACGCCCCCTGCGCGTCGACATCAGGCAGGGTACGAAGTCGCCCTTTTAGGGGACGACTGGGCTTTAATGCCCGCGGG